AAATGGAGATGCTGATGCTAGTTCGGCTACATATAGAGCTTCATTCATTGTTAACTCAATAACACCAGGTACGGTATATTCATACTATGTAATGGCGGTATGTGATTTTAGTGGTAATTTAATTAGATGTGGTAGCAGACAAACAGGCGCATATGTTGCTGGTGCAGATAGACCATCTCCATTAAGAATATATGCTCGTGATATGGGTACTACCGTTATAACATCAAACCCGTCATCATAATATTGACATAAAAGGTTTGAACTTTAAGTAATACTTATTATATTATAATATAAATTATTTAAAATATCATGACAAAAAAACTAGACAAAGAACATTTAGAAGCAATTACTCAGCTACGAGATGATTTTGCAAAAAACGCAAATTTAATAGGATCAATTACTATCGAAGAATATGCGCTTACAGAACAACAGGAAACTGTGAAATTGCAAAAAGAACAGATGATCGGTCAATTCCGCGAATTAAGACAAAAGGAATCAGAATTGATTGAGACCCTTAAAGAACGTTACGGCGATGGTTCTATCAATATAGAAGATGGCACATTTACGTCAATCGATTAAAGTTTGGCAAACAATAACCATATTTATATATAAAAAATCATAGGAGTAATTTAATGGCAGAAAGTATAGTATCACCTGGCGTATTTACGAACGAAGTAGATCAATCGTTTTTAGCCGGAGGGGTTGCACAAATTGGTGCGGCTATTGTAGGACCAACTGTAAAAGGGCCTGCATTAATTCCAACAAAAATCACATCATGGGGTGAATTTACACAAAAATTTGGATCTTATACTGATGATTCATATGTACCATATGTAGTTCAAGACTATTTAAAAAATGGTAATGTTATCACAGTTACTCGTCTTTTATATGAAGATGGATACAAATTAAATCAAGGTGAATTAGCAATTGTTGCTACATCTGGATCAACTAGTGTAGTAACACACGTATTGCATCCATCACAACCAGTTCTTTATTCAGCTATAAATGGCCCGGTATTTGAAAATTCAGTGTTATTGGATGGCGGATCTGGTTCATTTGCAATTAAAATATCTGGTTCATTCGCCGCACCACAATCTGATGAAATTGGTTTTGATGGATCATTCCTAGTAGCTGCAGGCGTTGCAATATCAGCATCAATTGTTGAATCTAGCAATGCATATGTTAACAAAGTATTTGGACCGTCTCCTAAGTCAGTTGATTATCCTGTATATGTTCAATATGAAAATAAATCTGCATATGCAAATTTTGCAAATTTAGGTAATGTAACAATGTCATTAGTTAAAATAGCTAATTACGAGTTAACATATGATTATAATACAGCAGCAACTCCATGGATTACATCACAAAAAATTGGTAGTGTCGTAAAAAACCTATTTAAATTTCATACAATCTCTCATGGTACTTCTGTTAATAGTGAAGTTAAAGTTGGTATTTTTGATATAAAAACATCTGCAGAAGTTTCAGATCCAAATGGATATGGTACATTTAGCATATCAGTTCGTAGAGTTAATACTTCAAATATTCCTACTTCGCCATATTTGTCTCAAGATACAGACACAACACCGGACCAGGTAGAAACATTTTCAAATGTTAACTTAGACCCAACATCACCTCGTTATATCTCCAATGTTATCGGAGATCATTATCAAACAATTACTGATTCCGGCGATCTTGTTAGTGTTGGAGATTATCCAAACAAATCTAATTTCATTCGTGTACAAGTTACAGATTCTGTTACATATGCAACTAATGAGAAAACAATAATTCCATTCGGTTTTGCTGCAATTGAATCACCAATTCCAGATGTTAGTGGTTCTAATTTAGCTGCAGCTGCATATGTAACTACTCAAGTTAATGGTACATATAGTACTAAAAACTATTTTGGTTTTGATTTTGCATCATTGAATAACTTGAATTATTTAGCAGCATTACCAAAATTAAATTTTGGACTTACAACTGGATCAAATACTAGTTTCTATTTAGGAGATATGACTCAAGACTTAGCAGCCAGTTTTCCAACATCAGCAGCTCCATTTACTGGATCATTAGAATCGGCATTAATTAGTGGATCATTTGTTACTAATGTGGCTACTACTACTAGAAAGTTCATTGTACCATTCCAAGGTGGATTTGATGGAACTCGTCCAAATTTACCAAAATATTCTGGAAAATGGATTTCTAATTCAAATACATTTGGATTTGATTGTTCTGGAACATCGACTACTGGAACTAAAGCATATCAAAAAGCTTTTTCATTGTTAGCTAACACTGATTATTATGATATGAACATGTTAGTAACTCCGGGTATCTTAAATAGCAAACACAGTGTAGTAACCGGATTGGCAATCAATTTAGCAGAAGGTCGTCAAGATACATTTTATGTGATGGATTCACATGCATTAGAAGATAGCATATCAACGGTAGTTTCTGAAATCACTACAATGGATAGCAATTATACTGCAACATATTGGCCATGGGTAAGAATTATGAATCCAGCTAAGAATGTTCCATTATGGGTACCACCTAGCGTTGTTGTACCAGGTGTATTAACATTTAATGATAAAGTGGCTGCACCATGGTATGCACCAGCGGGTTTAACTAGAGGTGGTTTAACTAGTGTGTCTGACACATATATCAATTTATCACAAGCTAATCGCGATACATTGTATACAGCTCGTGTTAATCCTATTGCGAACTTCCCTAATGAAGGAATAGTAGTTTGGGGTCAAAAGACATTACAAGCTAGACCAAGTGCATTAGACCGAGTATCTGTACGCCGTTTATTAATCGATGTTAAGAAATTTATTGCGTCGTCTACTAGATATTTAGTATTTGAACAAAACACAGATCAAACTAGAAACCGTTTCTTAGCAATAGCAAATCCATATATGGAACAAGTTAGAGCTAAACAAGGTTTATATGCATTCCGTGTTATAATGGATCACACAAATAATACGCCAGATGTTATAGATCAAAATATTTTATATGGTCAACTTTTCTTGCAACCAACGAGAACGGCTGAGTTTATTATATTAGATTTTAATATCCAGGCAACTGGGGCTTCATTCCCTGTATAACATTAACAAATAAATAAGTATTAAAGGTGGGATTTATGTTCCACCTTTTTTTACTTTGCTAATATTTATATTTAAAAATAAGGACAATGAAATGGCAGGATTATATGATCAAATTAATCAAAGTTTAGGATTCGTACAAGATCCGGAGATGTTTGCAAAAGCATATTCATGGGAACCAAAAAAACAGCATCAGTTTATTTTAGCTATCGATGGACCAGGAATATCAATTCCATCATACTTAATTAAAGCATCTGCTAAGCCATCATTCACAAATGGAGAAGTAGCATTAGATTATATAAATGTGCAACGTTATGTTAAAGGTAAAACAGTTTGGAATACAATTGCATTAACTTTATATGATCCAATTGTACCATCTGGAGCACAAGCAGTAATGGAATGGGCTCGTCAACATCACGAATCTATTACAGGTAGAGATGGGTATTCTTCATATTACAAAAAAAATATTCGTATACAACAATTATCTCCATTAGGTGAAATCATTGAAGAATGGAAATTAACTGGTGCGTGGATCAATGAATCTAATTTTGGTGCTTTAGATTGGAGCACAGAAGATGTTGTTAATATTGAAATGACAATAAGATATGATTGGGCTGAGCTAAACTTATAATAATTAAACATATTTAGTAATTAAAACGTGGGAGGATTTTACCTCCCATTTTTTGTGTTCTGTATATTTATAATAAAGGTTATAAAAAGGAGTTACTAATGACACAAATGACAAATCGAGTAAGCAATCAAAATATTGTTGAACTTGCAAAAAAACAATATGAATCCCAACAACGAAACAAATTACCAACGGTTATTGTAAATTTACCAAGTTACGGTAAAATATATTCCGCAGAACATCCATTAAGAAGTGGACAAATTGAAATGCGTTATATGACTGCATATGATGAAGATATTTTAACTAATTCATCATATATACGGGACGGAGTTGTATTTGACAAATTATTAGAATCTATAATCACAACACCGGTAAAAATTGCAGACATTGTAACAGTAGATAAAGATGCATTAATCATTAATGCCCGTATATTAGCATATGGACCCGAATATCCAGTACAAGTTACAGATCCTAAAAAGAAAATTTTAGATCGCAGTGTTAATTTATCTAAACTACAAAATAAACCATTTGATTTAGAATCTGATGATAATGGCGAATTTGATTATGAATATGGTGATGTTAAATTAAAATTTATATACATTAATAAAAATATTTCAGATTTAAAAATTTCAGAGTTTTTGTTAGAAACGATTCATGAGGTAAACGGCAATCGAGATAGAGACGCAATACAAGATTTTATACGATATGAATTTTTAGCTAATGATGCTAAACAGTTTAGAGACTATATTTCATCAAATCTTCCAGGTTTAGATATGAGTTATGAGTTTGAAGGTGAGGATGGGAGCACCTTCCGTTCTACATTTCCTATTGGATCAGACCTTTTTTGGTTTTAGTCCAACAGATCGAGTACCATTACATGATGCAATATTC